CCAGCCACACGGTCTATGTGGACGATGACGACGACGGCTATGTGCAGCCGGAGCCGGATTTTGAGGTCGGACAGGAGCAGCCCCAGCAGGAGCAGCAGCCCGAGAGACCGGCGCAGCGGCCTCGCCAGCAGCAGCCCGCGCCGAGTAACCGACAGCAGGGCCGGAACGGCGACAGCGAGTTCTGCGCGGACTGCGGTAAGCAGGTCGGCCTCGACGTAGCAGAGTACAGCCGCAAGCATTTCGGCGGAGTGGCTTATTGCCGCGACTGCCAGAGAAACCATACATGGAGGAAATGATTATGATGATTCTTTCGCAGGACGGCATGGTCGCCGTCAATTCGGACAACGTGGCAATGTTTGAGGTCAAGGAGACTGAAACAATCCCTCACGAGGCACAGCTCATGGCGACCATCTTTATTTCCGGCGGCGGACGTTACACCAACGCCGAGCGCACCTGCTGCCCTATCGGGACGTTCCGCAGCCCGGACCGCACCGAGCTCGCAAAGCTCGCGCTGGACTACATTTCGTTCAGCATCAGCTCCGGCCACAAGGGCTCTGCGCAGGTTCCGACCGAAGATGAAATGAGGAATATTCAGGGCGCGAAGTCTCGTGCGGATGCAGCGCGGCGCGGCAAGCTCGACGACATCATCAAGGAGCTGCTCAAGGAGGATATGTGATGCTGAAAGTATTGCACACCGGAGACTGGCACATCGGCAGTTTCCCCGGGCCGGAGGTCGGCGGACAGAATGCCCGCTTTCAGGACATCTGCCGCTGCCTTGATTTTCAGGCGATGTACGCGGAGGAGCACCGGCCGGACCTTATCGTCGTCTCTGGCGACATTTTCCATCAGGCCCGCGTATGGTCGGACAGAGGTCTCCGCGAGAGCCGGACAGCCATAGACCACATCCGGCGGCTTTCCAACGTGGCCCCGACCGTCGTGTTGCGCGGCACTCCGAACCACGACAGCGAGGAGCAGTTCGAGATGCTGACGACGGCTTTTTACGGTGATGATTCGGTCAGCGTCGTAACGGAGCCGGAGGTGCTCCACATCCACACCTACCACGGGCAGCACGTAGATGTGGCGTGTATTCCGGGCTTTGACCGTGGCGTACATCGGGCAGCGCACCCGGGCCTCTCTCGAGAGGAGGAAACGCAGGTGTTCACGGACGAGCTGGCAAAGGTCGTTCTCGGCCTGAAAGCACAGTGCGAGCCCGGTGTGACGAGCATCCTGTCCACGCACTTCACCGTCCCGGGATGCAACATGGAGAGCGGCCAGACCGCGCTATTTGCACAGTTTGAGCCCGTCATCTACCCTGCCACCCTGAAAGCCGCAGACTTTGACCTCGTAGCACTCGGCCACATTCACCGGCCGCAGCAGCTCCCGGAGGCAGGCCGCGCGGTGTTCTACTGCGGCAGCATTACCGGCCTCAACTTCAACGACGAGAATCAGCCGCGAGGCTTTTATATCCACGACATCGACGACGACGGGGAGGCATGGAGCGAGTACGTCGAAACGCCCTACCGGGAGTTCGAGACCATCCGCCTCGGAGAGGATGACGTCCATGCAATGCTGAGTGCGGAGCGAGTTGTTGTACCTGACCGCCTCAAGGGGAAAATCGTCCGCGTTCTCTATACCTGTTCAGACGAGACAAACAAGGCTTTCAACAAAGCCGTCCTCGAAAAAAGGCTCTATGACGGCGGCGTGTTCTACGTCTCCGAAATCACGCCGGAGGAAATCACGACAAGCGTGAACCGCGACGAGCTCCACGGCGACAACAGCCCGGAGCAGAACCTCGCGGAGTACCTCACCGAAAAGGAAAAGAGCCCGGAGGACGCCCAGCGCATCATTGAGTTGGCCCGTCCGATTATCTCGGAGGCAATGGAAAAAGGCCGCCTTGAGACCCCGACCGGCGTGTTTATGCCGGTAGAGATTGAGGTCAAGAACTACCGCAACTACCGCGACGAGCTGTTCAGCTACGACGGCATTTCCTTTGCCACCATCAACGGCGAGAATGGCGCAGGTAAGTCCAGCCTGTTTATGGACGCTATGCTGGACGCCCTTTTCGAGGAGCCCCGGGAGGGCGACCTCACGGGCTGGATTTGCAACGACCCGGATGCCCGCAGCGGCTCCATCAAGTTCACGTTTTACCTCGGCGACAAGCTGTACCGCGTGACCCGCACCCGCACAAAGAGCGGCAAGGCGACGCTGAATCTCTCCGAGTATGTGGACGAGAGCTGGCAGAACCGCAGCGCGGAGAAATACCGCGATACGCAGACTATCATCGAGAACACCATCGGTATGGACAGTCTGACGCTCAAAGCGACCGGCCTTATCATGCAGGACCAGTACGGCCTCTTTTTGCAGGCCGACAAGGCGGACCGCATGGCAATTCTCGGAAACATCCTCGGCCTCGGCATTTATGACCGCATGGAGAGTATGGCGGCCAACCGGGCAGCGGACGCCAACCGGGAACTCCGTCGCATCGCGGATTTGCAGGAGGAGACCGGCCGAGCGATGCCGGACAAGGCAACAGTCGAGGCAACCATGAACAAGACGGCCATCGAAAAGGCCAGCGCGGTAGCAGACAGGGCCATCCATACAAAGGCCATGAGCGAGGCGCAGACAAAGCTCGACATTGCCAAGCAGGCGCAGAAACGGTCAGAAAAGCTCACCAGCGAGCTCGGCTCTTGGATTGCGGAAAAGAACGCGAACGCCAGCGCACAGGCTGTTTGCAGAGCGCAGATTTCCGATGCACAGGCTCTCCTTGATAAGCGCGAGGAAGTCGAGGCTGGCAGCCGGAGCTATGGAAAACTTTCCGCGCGGCGGGAGGAGCTGCTGGGAACGGCGGCCCTGATTCAGCCCAAGGAAGAAAAGCTGCGGGACGTTATGGCCGCGCTCTCCACCCAGCGGAAAAAGAAAAGTAGTCTCGAGGCCGAAAAACTTTCTGCACAGGCAACGTGTTGGAGCTATGAGCAGGCCCTCGCGGACTACGAGGAGCTCGAGCGGAAAGCGGCAGACCTCGCAGGAGCGAGCGAACGGCTCGCCGCGCTGGAAGAACAGGACGAGCAGTATCTCGCAGCAGACCAAGAGGCCATGAAGCTGCTCCAAACCAAGAACGCAGAAACCGCGCGGATACAGTCTTGGCTCGGCATAAAAGAGAGCGAGGTCGTGCATATCCGCTCCCGGGCCATCATGCTCGAGACCTGCGGCTGCCCGGTCGAGAACCCGGAGTGCCGTTTCCTGCAGGATGCAGTGGAGGCGAAAAAGAAACTGCCTACGGCCGAGACGGAACTGGAAACCTACCGGCAGCAGGCCGAGGAGCGCGCCGAGCAGCTCGACGCTGAGTATCAGGCCGCAAAGAAAAAGGCGACGAACCTCAACTGCCGCAAGGACTTGCAGGCCCAGCGTTTCCTCGTTGCAGACCTGCGGAAAGCCTCGGAGCGGTTCGCAAAGCTGACGGCGCAGAAAGAACGCCTCGCAGAAGTTAAAGAGCGCATCAAGGCCATCGACGAGGAGTTTGAAACCATCCCGGCCAATATCGAGAGTCTCGAGGCTGACCGCTTCGTCGTTGAGGACGAACTGAAAAAGCTCCGGCAGAACGCAGCAGAGCTCGCCAGCATTGAAGCGCAGCTTTCGGACGTTAAGAAATACATCGAGCTGGAAAAGCTGCTCCCGGCAGCGGAGGCTAAAAAGAGCGCAGCGCAGACCCGCCTCACGGAGCTCCTGACCTACGCAGAAAAGGCCCGGACGGCGATTGACGGAATCAATGCGGAGATTACGACCCTCGCAAAGGCACAGGCCGGTGTGGACGAGCTCAAGGAACAGTACGCGGAGGCGGATGCGGCCCTCACGGTGGACAACATCCGTATTGGTGAGTTGGACCAGCAGGCTGGACACAGCCGCAGGCAGATGGAGGAAATCGAGGCGGCGGAGGCAAAGCTCGAAGTCCTGCGCCATCAGGCAACGGAACAGGGCCAGCTTGCAGCTGGCTACGAGGAGCTCAAGCGGGCTTTCTCTCAGGACGGCATCCCGCACAACATCGTCCGCAGCATCGTCCCGCTGTTCGAGGCGACCGCGACGAGCATCATCAGCCAGATGTCAGGCGGCCACATGAGCATCGAGATGCGCATGGAAAAGACCCTCAAGAGCAACAGCAAGAAAGAGGTCACCGCGCTGGACATTATCGTGAACGACGCAGCGACCGGAGCCCTGCCCTACATGAGCCGTTCCGGCGGCGAGCGCGTTAAGGCGGCCCTCTCGGTCATCCTTGCGCTGGCGGAGCTCAAGAGCAGCACCGCAGGAGTGCAGCTCGGATTCCTGTTTATTGACGAGCCACCGTTCCTCGACGACAAGGGTGTACAGGCCTACTGCGACGCCCTCGAGGCCATCCAGAAACGGTATTCCTCGCTCAAGATTATGGCTATCACTCACGACCCGGAGATGAAAGCCCGTTTCCCGCAGTCCGTTGACGTCGTAAAGACGGCGGAGGGCAGCAAGGTTATCTACTCTTGAAATCACCAGCAGAAAGGAGGTGCGAGACTTGGGAAGAAGCAACAGGCAGACCGCCGACTACTTCCCCCATTACGTCGGGGAAAAGAGCCGGACAAAGTTCATCCTTGAAAAAAACTGGGGAAACGACGGGTATGCCTTTTGGTTTAAGCTGCTCGAACTTCTTTGCGCGGCAGACGGCCAGTATTACGACTGCTGGGACAAGATGGGCTGGGAGTACCTACTCGCCGTCACCGGAGTTACAGCCGAAACGGCGGAGGCCATCCTGAACACGCTCGCCTCCATGGGCAAGGTTGACAAGGAACTGTGGGAGAGCTGCCGCGTCATTTGGGTGCAGTCTCTCCTTGAGAACCTCCGCCAGCTTTACTCAAAGCGCACCGCAGCACCGACGAAACCGTCGGTCGATAACTTTCCCGGCCGCAGGGCGGAAAGCCCTGCACAGGAGCCCACAGCGGCCACAGAGGCGGAGGGAACGCCACCGGCCGTACCGGAGCCCGCGCCGGAGGAGCACGACAAACCGAAAGCTCCCCGGCGTAAAGCCGGGAGCCTCTCGGCGGAGCAGGCCGAACGGTTTGACCGCTTCTACGCGGCCTATCCGAAGAAGGTGGACCGGGCCACGGCAGAGCGGGCGTGGGCCAAAATCGACCCGGAGCCGGACGACGCGGCGACCGACAGAATCATCGCGGCGGTTGAGGCCGCAAAGAAATATGACAGCCGGTTCAGGGAACGGCAATTCACGCCAAACCCGGCAAGCTGGCTTAATGCAAAAGGCTACATGAACGACTACACAGGAGGTGAGCAGCGTGGAAACGATGACGGCTATGCTGGATTCACTCCGTCCGGCGGATTCGGCTCGTTCGGCTGAGACCACACAGCACCGACGGCCGACAAGCAAGGATATTCTGGCTGGTGGTTACAACTGCCAGCGCGAAATCCCGGAGCCGGTCGAGTGCGAGTTCTGCGGCCGGAAACTGTACCACGAGGCCCTTGTGATGGGCCGAACGGTCCTCATGTTCGCACCGTTCCCACAGAGATGCACCTGTGACCGGGCAAAAGCCAAATGGGCGGAGGCAGACGCGGAGGAGGCCAGACAAAAGGCGGAGGCCGAGAAAGAGGCGGCGCAGGCCAAACGGTGCGCCAAAATCGAGAGGCTACTCGGCAGGAGCGGCATCAAGAAACGCTTCCAGCAGCGGACGTTCGCCAACTTTATCCGGAACACCCCGGAGCGGAGGCGGTGCTACGACGCGGCCAAAACCTATGCAGACAGCTTTCCACAGCGCGCAGAGCGCGGCGAGGGCCTCTACATAGAGGGAACCTACGGGACCGGCAAAACGCACCTCGCGGCCGCCATCGCCTTGAAACTTATAGGCTGCGGCGTCCCGGTCGTCTGCAAGACGTCCGGTGACCTGCTGGCCGACATTAAGGAGGCTTTCGACAGCGGAGACGCCACCGAGTACGAAATACTCAAGGCGTACAAAACGGTCGATTTGCTCATTGTGGATGACCTCGGAAAGGAACAGTGTACAGAATGGAGCGTGAGTACCCTTTACGCCATTCTCAACGACCGGTACGAGGATATGAAGCCGACCATCATCACGACGAACTACAACGCCGACGAGCTGGTGAGAGCCCTTACCCCGAAAGGCGGCGACGGCACGAAAGCCCGGGCCATCATAAGCCGCCTGCGGGAGGTCTCGACGGTCATCACAATGGCATGGGCCGATTACAGAGCAGGAGGAGGCAGACGAAATGCCTGAATTGAGACAGGAGTATTTGGATATTCTCGAGAAGCGCGATTGGAGCGTCAGCAGCTACACTGACGACGGCCGCGTGGAAATTGAGTGGTACTCACCGGCCGGAGAGGACTTCATCATCTGCGTAGGCGTCGAGAAATTCCCGGACGAGGTTTTGGACTACTCCGACAGCTTTGACGTGGACGAGCATATTGCGATGTGGATAGAGGCAAAGCAGAACGGCACACAGGGCGTCCCGGGCGCGCGGCAGATTGTCCACGATGCAGAGGAAATCGAAAAAGAACTTGACGAGCTCGCATTTGAATTACAGGAGGCAGAAAGAAAATTATGGCTTACAGGTATTACAGCACCCTCCGCCCGCTGATGGTGGGCGGCATCCCGTTCCCGAAACAACCCGGAGAGAGCATTACCACAATCGTCAACTTCGAGGAGGGCCGGACGTACTGCAAGGACATCGACCGGCCCGCGTGGGGCTACATCGAATACACCGCACCGCTCGACCCGCAGCAGGTCTCGGACTACGAGCTTGTGCAGGCTCAGCAGGAGGCCGACCATGAGTGACGTGAAAACCAAGGAGCTGGACAAGAGCCTCATTCATCAGGCGAACAGCAACAGCATGAGCGGCCAGCGCGGCGACATTTCGGCCCACGAGTACGAGGTCTACTGCCAGAAAGTTATGAGCTGGAACATCCCGGACAGCCGCAAGCAGAAAATCGTGGACCAGATTTATACCCGGTGGAGCGAGCAGCTCCGGCACGAGGCAGCCCATGTGAGCGTCGCCGTCGCAGGACCGGCGCGGTACAACGCAAAGAAGCTGGACCACAGCGACACCATTCTCCGCCTTTCCTCTGAGTTCGTGGAGTGGTTCAACGGCCTGCAAGAGCAAGTCTGGCAGGGACGCATCGAGGACAAGGACGCAAAGGAGATTGCGCGGCTGGTCGATGACATCAAATTCTGCATCGAGCGGCCGACGCTTAATCCTACCGCGAGCCTGTGCGAGCTCGCCAACAAGGACCCGAAGCTCTTCATGGAGTATTACGAGAAGCTCCATGAAAAGTACCGCTGGCGTAAGAACAGCGTCATCGCCAAGCTCTACGCGGCCGGGAAAGAGGGCAAACTTGCAAACCTGAACCGGCAGAAGTTTTTCGAGGACGAGAACCTCGTCGCCTACACGATGGGCGACCGGGCGTACATCAAGTTCGTTATGAAGCCTCGGCAGCAGCTTATTGTTGCCCTCAAGAGCCGGAAATGGTGGTGGAACAGTTACGAGGAGGCATGGAGTACATACCTCGACAAGCTGGACAAAGAGTGGGTGCAGAACATCAGCACCCGGTACGCCGATTACGTTTGAGGAGGACAGCATGAAGCGACTTATGATTATCGGCCTGTGGCCGGACGACGCGGTCAATTATTGCACCGAGAAATGCGACTGCCGCAGGTACGCATTCGACAGGATGCTTTACCACAGGGGCGGACGAGCCGCCCGCGAGCGCATCTGCATCCCGGTAGTTGACAGGAGCGGAGCGACAACGACATACCTCGACCTCCCTGTAACACTCCTCGAGGCGGGCGTCGTTTATCTCCGCCTCGACGACGGCAGCGACATTTTTTTGAGCAACACGCAGATGGCGTTAATTGCCAACGAAGTCGAGAGGCAACGCGCAGAGTGCTCAGGAACCGGCCTCAAGACGCTCGGGAAATGGTTTGAGAGCGGCCTCCCGACCGCAGAGGACTATCTCGAACCGGGCGACGAGGTAGACGAGGACCTGATTGGCTACTTTCTTGACGTCTTGCCGCCACGCACAAACCGCGCAGGCCTGTTGCAGGTGGGCGGAGAAATCAGCACCGCAAAGGATGTCAACGGACGCTGGCAGCCGACCTACCTTACGTTCAAGCGACAGGGCGGCACATGGCGGTACGCAGGACGGTGTTTTGAGGGCTCTGCGGAGCCAGTTCAGAAGTACCAGTCCTCGCTAGAGAGTATGATGCTTACACGCTGTAAGCTACTGGGAGTTGTAGCGCAGGAGGTTGAAGCCTGATGGACTACAAGGACAAAATCCGAAAGCTCCTCGCCCTCGCAAAGAGCCCGGAACCGGAGGAGGCGAAGCTCGCCCTGCTCAAGGCCAGAAAGCTCATGGCGGAGCACAAGCTCAGCGAGCGGGACCTCGAGGAACGGAACACGACGGTCATAAAACGAGCCATCAGCGAGACGTTTTCCAAGAAAGCAAACTCGTGGATGGACCCGCTCTCAATCATTATTGGGGAAAACTACTGCTGCTCAGCGTTTCGATGCAAGATTAGCGCAAAAACAACCGTTTGGCACGTCGGATTCATCGGTTTAGAGGGCGATTTTGAAATTTGCGTAAAGATATTCCGGTATGCGGTCCGGTGCGTTAAATCGGAGCAGAAGAAGCTCCGCAAACAGCATCGGGACTATTACACACCGCAGGAGATTGCAAAAATCTGCGATTCCTACGGTTATGGGTTCGCCAGAGGCGTATACGAGGCGTTCACAAGACAGAATGAGGAAAATCAAGAATACGGCCTTGTGCTGAAAGTTCCGAAAGAGGTCAAAGACGAGCTCGAAAAGATTGGACTGCCGAAAGAGTTCAAAAAGACGCCCCAGCCAAAGACGGTTGGAGAGCTCGACGCAGCATGGCGCGGCGTCGAGGATGGCAGGAAGTTCGACCCATCAAACAAGCTGAAAGAAAAGAAGCAGGAGGCATAACCAACATGGCAAGTACGAAGTTTGAGGTCTCGATGGAAATTTTCAAGTTTCAGGGAGAACCGGATGTCAGCGTGACGCTGACCGGTAAGAGCCCCACAGAGCTCGACACCGCGCTCAAAACGCTCGAGACCATCGCCAAGACCACGACACTGTACGACGGCGACAGCGCGCCGGAGGCGGAAAAGAGTGTCACCAGCGAGCCGAAGCAGGCAGCCCCGGTAGTTTCCACGGCGGACAAGAAAGCCCCCCCCAAGAAGCCGGTAAGCCGGCTTACGCCCGTCGGCGCAAAGGGGCTCATGCTCCTGCGCTGCCCGAAATGCAAGAGCGAGTTTGTACAGTTCTTGCGCGAACCGCAAACGACCAACGAGTGCCGGAAGTGCGGCGCGAAAATCCCGCTGGACGCGCTGGCACGGTTCGAGTTCACCTGCCCGGCCTGCAAGAAGGTGAGCTACGGCCGGACGAACGTCGAGGACGCCGAAATCGCAAACGAGAAGTTCTCCTGCGTTTGCGGCCGGAGCATCCCGAAGCTCACATGGAACCCGGCCAAGCGTTGCTATACGACGTAAGGAGGGCTGGATGATGAAAGCACTGACCCACAACATCCAGCAGGAGCGCGAGGACCAGCGCGACCGCTCCGCCCAGCTCTTTATGTGGTGCATCGTCGTTTCCATGCACCAAGACGACGGCATTGGCGCGTCCCGCCTCCTGCGGGCGTGTAACGAGATGGACGCTTTTGAGAAAAAATACCAGACGGCCATCCTCTACGGCAGCAGCAAGAACGCAACGGACGCCATGAGGGAGAACCTCAAAGGCATCTGCGATTTTGAGGTCCGGTTGCCGGTTGACCGAGCTCCGAGAGGACGCCGGGAGGAGCAGCTCCGCATGGCAAGCAATCAGGGCGCAGAAATCGCGTGGCTTGTTATGGCGGCCACCTGTCACGAGACGTTCGGCTACGGGAGAGACCGGCTGGCGCGCCTCAAGCAGAACTCCATGAACAACTACAAGCAGTACCTCGAGTGGGAAAAAGAGGATAAGGACCTCGCCCTCGACCGTCTGCGCAGATGCGTACAGGACGCCCTCAAAGAGGACCTCCGCGTCACTGACACCGACGACCGCAAGGGGATGCTTTCGACCCCGGGCAGAGGCCCCAGCGTATACGAGACGGCCGCTGTCTACTCGGAGATATTCAGGAGGGCCAGAGCAGCCCGGGCAGTGGCTCCACTCGCGGTATACAGCGCAGCGAAGTACGACGAAACCATGACGGCCGCCCGGAAACGGGCCAGCGTTATGCTCGGCTTATGACTATCTGCCCGAAAGAGTGCCCGGACAGACACCCGGGATGCCACGACCATTGCGAACGGTATGCGGAGAACAAGGCGGCATACCAGAAGATGAAGCAGGAGTACGACGGGAGCGTCCGAAACCCCTACTGCCGTAGGTGGACGCACCGGGCCATCGTGCGCAGTTTCAAGAAGAAATTCAGGTAAAGGAGCGGTGACTATGTACGAGGTTCTTTTAGAGCTTGACGACCTGCTGGAAACCTTAATTTGCTGGCTTTCCTTTGCGGCCGTCGCCTTGTCAGTAATAGTTGTTGCGGCCTATGTATGGCACAAGGCCGCCGAGCAGAAAGCAACTCGGGCGGAGCCCCGGAAAAGAAAGGATGGAATGTCATGAAACAGAGCGAAAAGCTCACGCAGCTCCTCGAGCTTATGCAGGCAAACCCGGAGCTTCCGGTCATCCCCTGCGTAGATGGGGATGTGGTCGGCGGCGACGAGTATTACTGCTGGCTTGGCTCATGGGGAGAGAGCGCGGTTCAGGAGTTCATCATCGGCAAAGAAAGAACCTACTACCGGGAGGAGGACATTTGCGAGATGAACGACGTTCTCTATGAACACTATGACCCGGAGCTGGTGGACAACATGACGGATGAGGAGACGCGGGCAGCATACAATGCGCTCCCGTGGAAGAAAGCTATCTTTGTCAACGTCCATCAGTACGAGGAGGAGCCGAATGCCGAGATATGATGTGTTCCTCGAGGGCAGGGCAGAGAGTTCCACCCGATACTTTGTCGTTTCGGTTATGGCGGACGACCCAAAAGAGGCGGAGTTCCTCGGACACGAGGCCGGGCGAGTGAAGCACCAAGAGTGCGACGAAATCGAGGTCGTCGGCGTTATGCTGGTGACATCTAATCTGAACGCCGGAAAGAGGAGGCTCTGCTGGCGCATCCCGCTCAAAGAACGCGCTTTGAAGTTTGTAAAGGAGGCTATAAAGAATGGAAGAAAAAAGGCTCATTGATGCGGACGACCTTTTAATTGCGTTTGGCAATGCTCTTAACAATGCAACTCTAAAGATAGGCTACGGTTTCATGGAGCAGGTCGTGAACGAGCAACCGACAGTGGACCCAGAAAGCATGCGCGGTCATGCAAGGTGGCTGAAGGACGAAAACGTGAAAATCATTGATACGGATGCCTACGGCAACACGTTTGAATCTCCGGCGGTCTATTGCGAGAATTGCAACGCTGCACTTTCTGAGGCAGACTTCAGGGGCCGTGTCTGGAATTTCTGCCCTGTCTGCGGGTTCAAGATGAAGGATGAAACGGAGGAGCAACATGAAACCGATTAACGCAGAGGAAATCGTCCGTGTATTCAACGGCTGGCTCGAGGAGGCGGACAGCATCGCAGAGCGGGAGGCCATTGAGTGCTGCATCGACCACATTCAGGATACCCCGGCAGTCAGCCAGCAGGAGCTCCGCAGCTATATGCTGCCGTGGTTTAGCCCGTTCGCGGCCCCGTGGTGCGGGAAGATTCAGCGCGCTTTCCCGAAAGCCTACGTCACCATGAACTTCGAGCTGATTCTCGTCCCGAGGACGAACACCTACATCAACCTCAACCATTGTAGCACCCCGGACGAGTTCAAGGCTGAGGTCATCGAGGGCGTTTCGCGTTTTGCGTTCAAGGGATTCACCAAGCCGTTATGCAGAGAACACCTCGACGGCATCAATAAGCTGCTCGATACCCATTTCACGCCGGAGGAGATAGAGCACATCTACACCAACCTCGGCAACGGTATCAACCACGAGCTGTGCATGAAGTTTGTCAAGAGCGGGTATGACCTCAAAGTAATCGAGGAAAGCGTATGAACTGCCAATTTTGCGAAGATTACGAGTGGAGCAAGAAGCACAGGCCAAAGACCGGCAGAGAGTTATACACAAAGTATTACGTCTGCCTTTATGAGAGAACCCTCAGAAAGGGCTGCGGGCTTGCCTCAACCTACACTCACAAAAGACGGCCGCTGAACTTCTGCCCGGAGTGCGGCCGCCAGTTGAAGAAAACAAAAAAGGAGGATGAAACGTGAATGGAGTCATTCGGGGCCGATGCCCGAGGTGTGGCGGGAAAATTATTTATTCGGAATTTTACCAGAACGCACGGGACTACACAATCCGAAAAGACGGAAAAGTTCCGAAACGCTATGTATCCAGAAGCGGAGAACTAAGCGAGAGCGTAGCGGCCTGTGAAAACGGTTGCGGCGTATACTGGGAAGATGAAGATTTTTCCATCGGGCAAGACGGGATGTTCTACGACAATAAATACACGGAGGATGGGCAGGCATGAAAGAAAAACAAGCAAAATCCAACCACGAAACTTGAAAACGATTTAAGCATATTTCAATCTTTGACCATCAAATTTGAAAATTGGAGGACAAAATTATGTTTCCGCAGAGAAGAATGACAACCGACACCCCGGACGGGAACTACTCACAGGCTCTCAACCTGTTTGTGCGCGGCGAGGATGGATGGGTACAGATGCCCAGCCGGAACATCAGCCTCAACGACTACATGAAGCAGCTTATCAAGGCGCACAACGCAGATATTGACACCGAGGGAACGCCGAAGGAGTTCGACATGACCCTGTACGAGCACCTGTTCGACGGCCCGGAGACCATCGAGGGCCTGCTGGCAGAGCACTACACCCTCTCGTGGGCTCTCGCCTCGCTGCGCGACAAGCTCAAGCACTACGAGGACGCGCTCATCCCGGAGATTATGCCGGAGGGCTTGCAGACCATCGACCGCGCCATCGGTACTTACGGCAAAGACGCCCAGCTCACCAAGGCTGTGGAGGAAATGTCGGAGCTCACCAAAGCTCTCTGCAAGCTCAAAGAGTGCAAGCGCAAGTATGATACCCCGTTCAACCGGGAGACGCAGGAAGTGTACTCGAACATCGAGGAGGAAACTGCTGATGTTTTCATCATGCTGGTGCAGCTCTTTGCAATTTTTAACCCTCACGAGCTGGTAAATATCACGAAAATCGTATGGGACAAGCTCGACCGGCTCAAGGATAATCTGGACAAAGAGACGGCAAAGCAGGAGGCCAGCGATGCAGGAAAAAAGTGAGTTCGACAAGGCACTCGGCGAGCTGTACGACCTGACCGAGTGGGAGGACGCGGAGGCGGCCATCCGGGAGCTCCACGCGCGGGGGCCGGAAATTGAGCGGCTCTATCTCGACAGCAAGATTCTCCCCGGAGAGCTGCGAGCCCTCGTTATGGTGAGTAACTGCCTCGAGCGTGAGTTCATCCATCGGCAGCTTGCCACCGGGCAGCCGCTTCACACGAATGTTTTATAGGAGACAGCACAATGAGCGATGATGGTATGTTTTGCCCGTACAAGAAAAGCACGAAACGGGAAGTGAGCTACTCGTGGATTAGCCGGACTGAGATTACAACGGAGCGTTTCGGCTGGTGCTCGGAAAAGAAGTGCATGGCCTATGAGAATGGCCGCTGCAAGCGGCTGGAAAGAGAGGGAACCCAGTGAAGAAAAGAAACTGCCGGATGACCGGCGAGGAGAAGAACGTACATGAGCGCGCCGTGAAGCTGCGCAAGATGACCGACGACAAGCTCGTGGAGCACATCGACCACATCCGGGAGGAGGCCTACAACACAGGCTACTCCGAAGCTGAGGCCCAGCGCGCATCGACCCCGGCCCCGGGCAAGACCCTGCCGCAGCTCCTCGAACAGCTCGACGCCGGAGAGTGCAAGGGCATCAAGAGCGCGACCGCCTACAAAATCGCAGAGTTCGCCCGAGAACAGGGCTACCTCGAATGAGCGGCCCGGTAAAGGACCCGCTCCGGGCCTTACAGGGAGCACGGAGCCGCGCGCAGGGCGGGAGGCTGGAAGAACAGATAGAAGCCTCATGCGCTCTTTTGACAGAGACGGGCCGAGCCGACATAAGCAAGACGCCGGAGCCGATGAAACCGGTGAGCCAGCCGAACAAGTCGGGGCAGTTCCGCGCGGTGTATACAAAAAAGGCGGAACCGGATTTCAAAGGCGTCATGCTCGGAGGCCGCGCGGTGATGTTCGAGGCAAAGAGCACCGGGACGGGCAGGCTAAACAAAGACCGCGTACTACCGGAGCAGGTCAAAAAGCTCGATTCTTACACAACCCTCGGCGCGCACTGCTTTATCGTTGCCACATTCGACGGGCTGCGGGTATACAGAATCCCATGGACGGTCTGGCGCAGCATGAAGCAGCGATACGGCAGGAACTACGTCACGGAGGCGGACATCAAGGAGTACGCCGTGCGGTTTGGCCCGGGATTTACCCCGGACCTACTGCGTGGCATCCCGACGATGTACGACATCAACCCGCTTTCCAACGTGAGCGATGTGCTCACGGCGTTTTGCGGGATGCCCTACGGGACGCAGCCCGAGACGGAAGAGTGGCGCGCGGCCGTGTACAGATTTAGCCGCTTTATGAACTGGACGACGCCGGAACGCTTTGTGCTGGTGGACGAAATACGGAGGGAGCAACCGAACATGGAAAAACCGATATTCTCGTTCATGGGCGTCCCCATCACGGAGGACAGCGCAAGCAAGCTCAAAGAGGCCATGAAGAAATTCGGCGTCTCCGCGCTCGAAGTGGCGGAAGTTTGCGAACGCTTTGCAAAAATCGCCCGGGCCACACTCGATGAACTGCCGGACGGAAACAAAGAGGAGGAGCAAGATGACTGAGCAGGAAATTGTGATAATTGCCGCAGAGGTGGCGGCAAAAGCGGCTGGCGTTCGGGCCATCTTAGGGAAAGAGATACAGGAGAGCGTCGAGGCCGCTGTGACGGACGCTGCCCGCCTCGGAGCGGAGGCCAGCATCAAGGCCGTGGAGCAGGAGCGCAAGAAGTTCCGGGACGGCCGGAGCGACCGGAGATTCCGCAATACCAAGCTCCTGCTGCGGAACTATACCGTGCTCAACGCCAACTGCTCCCACGCAGTATACGACGCGGCCAGCGCGGCCACCGGAGAGGAGAGCGTCGAGGAAATCGTGGAGGCGCTGGACGAGCTGCTCGAGGAGAATCTCAAGGTCGAGAGCATTATGAAGTCGGCAGCCCGGACGCAGCTTATCATGCGCCATGTGAACAGGATGCTCGGAATCTACAAGGTCGTCTGCGAAAACAGCGTAGACGAGGGCGAGCAGAGGCACTACCGCGTCATTGAAGCCCTCTACCTGAGAGACCGGCCGCTCTCACCGACGGCCGTAGCGGAGCGGGAAAAAATCGACAAGCGGACGGTCTACAAGGATGTGGACGCGGCTTGCGCCACGCTCTCCGCCCTTATTTTCGGCATTGACGGCATCAAGAAAGCCTGACGGCACGAGACGGGCGACCCGTTTCGGGGCAAAAACACGGCATTGACAAGGCACTATACGAGTGCTAAACTACAAAATGTAGAATACCAACAGCAAAAAGAAATCCCCTAAACCCATAATTTTTTCTCCTATTTGACAGGAGCCGCCTTGCGCAGGGCGGCTCCTCTTTTTTATGCGCAGGAGCGACCCGAAACGGGTCAGGGAGGAACGGCAGATGAAAATTATCACTCTGCCGGTGAGTGACCTCCATCCGGCGGACTACAACCCGAGGAAAGACCTCGCACCGGGCGACAAGCAGTACGAAAAGCTGGCCCGGAGCATCGAGACCTTCGGCTACGTTGAGCCCATCGTATGGAACCGGACCACCGGCAACATCGTAGGCGGCCACCAGAGGCTCAAGGTGCTGGTGCAGAATGGCTACACCGAGGTACAGGTGGTAGAGGTCGAGCTCAACGAGCAGGAGGAGCGCATCCTCAATGTTTCGCTCAACAAAATTTCCGGCCGGTGGGACAACGAGAAGCTCACCGCGATTCTGGACGAGCTGAAAGAGCAGGGCGAAATGGCCCTCACCGGCTTTGATGACTGGGAGCTCGATGCTCTCAAGGTTACATACGACCACATCGAGGACCTGCTGAACGAGGACTTCTCCGACACCGGAAAGAGCGAGCCGAACAGCTACACCATGACATTCACCCTGCCCGAGGAGGTTCACGAGGCGATGGATAAGTACATCGACGAGAACCCCGCAGGCAAGGTTGAGCTGGCGCAGCTGCTCGTGAACAAGGCAAAGGGGCTTATCTGATGGAAATTATCAAAAAGAGAATCGCGGACATGGAGCGCGCGGAGTATAACCCTCGCGTGGAGCTTATGCCCGGCGATGACGAGTACGAGAAGCTCAAGAGGAACATTGACAGGTTCGGCGTGGTAGTCCCGGTAATCTGGAACAAGCGCACGAACCGTGTCGTGTCCGGCCACCAGCGTCTCACCGTGCTTATGAACGAGGGCGTCACCGAGACGGATGTCTCTGTTGTTGACCTCGACGAGACCGCAGAGAAGCAGCTCAACATCGCCATGAACAAAGTGACGGGCGAGTGGGACGAGGTAAAGCTCAAGGAGCTGCTGGACGGCCTCGGCGACGCGGCCCCGGAGACGGGATTCGACCTGTACGAAATCGAGGCCCTCGAAAACAACGTGGACGCCCTCGTAGACGGCGACTTTCTCGACAGCGAGCTCAAGAGCATCGAGGAGACGTTCAACATCTCGCTCAAGTTCAGCGCGGAGGACCGCGACGTCCTGAAAGAGTACATAAAGGACAACGGCAAAGAGGACCTTGTTGCCGTCATCGTCCAGAAGATTAGAGGTGAGATTTAATGGGCTGCAAATGCGGGAGCCAGATTATTCTCTGTAACCTGCCTGTGCGTTTCGACACCTATCGCGGCTGCTCACACGGCTGCCGGTACTGCTTCGCACAGAAGAAAAACGACATCAGCCACATCGAGCGCGACGAAAGCGTGGACGGCCTGCGCTCCTTTATCGAGGGCAAGCGCGGCAACGAAACGGAGTGGTGCGACTGGAACATCCCCATCCACTGGGGCGGCATGAGTGACCCGTTCCAGCCGGTCGAAAAGCAGATTCGCGCCAGCTACGAATGCCTCAAGCTGCTGGCGGAGACGAAATACCCGTTTGTGGTGAGCACAAAGGGCCGCCTCGTTGCGGACCCGGAGTACCTCGACCTGTTGGAACAGTGCAACTGTGTGCTGCAAATCAGCATGGTGTGCAGCAAGTACGACCGCCTCGAACGAGGGACGCCCAGCTACGAGGAGCGGCTCGTCATCCTCAAGACGGTATCGGCCAGAGTGCAGCGCACCATCGTCCGCATCCAGCCGTATATGCCCGAGGTGTTCCATGACGTTATGAAGAACATCCCTCGCATCGCGGAGGCAGGAGCCTACGGCGTCATCGTGGAGGGCATGAAGTTCTTTAAGGCTAAACCCGGCATGACGAAAATCGGCGGCGACTTCTGCTATCCGCTGCCCCGCCTCCGGCACGATTTTGAAGCCATCAAGGCGGAGTGCCATCGGTACGGCCTGAAATTCTACAGCGGCGAGAACCGGCTCCGAGCGATGGGCGACAGCATGACTTGCTGCGGCATCGACGGCCTGCCCGGATTCCGGCCGAACGAGTATAACCTCTGTATGCTGATGAACGGTAAGAACCCGGAGCCGACGGAAAAGATGAAAGAAGTCGGAACAGGCGGACCGTTCAAGACGCTGAACCAGAGCGCGGGCAGTGGGCGCAAAATTGCGAAACAGAGCTTTTACGGCCTGATGCAGGAGGAGCTCGCCAAAAAGACCGACTATCACAGAAAGGTGTTTGGACTGGATGAATGAGTACAGCCTGACGCCGGTTCAGGAGGTAGACGGGCTGCGCATCAAGCGGGACGACCTTTACGCCCCGTTTGGCCCCGGAGAGGTGAACGGAGGAAAGCTCCGGCAATGCGTGATGCTGGTGAACAGCGTCAAGAAGGACTACAAGAGCCTGCTGACGTATTGCAGCATCCATTCCCCGCAAGCACCCATCACCGCAGCGGTTGCCCGGGCAAACGGGATGCCGTGCAGAATCGTGTACGGCGGAACCACCCGGGAGAGCGTTGCGGCTCTGCCTATGCCCCGGCTGGCGATGAAATATGGGGCGTCCATAGTGCTCGCAGCACGTTCCGGACGCCACAGCATTTTACACGCCCGCGCAAAAGAGCTGGCGGCGCAGGAAAACAGCTTTATTGTCCAGTACGGCATCAAT